GGACTCTACTGTCTCCACGTAAGATGCACTTTCCGCATACGATGCGGACAAGGCATATGACGCGGACTCTACGGACTCCGCATATGATGCACTTTCCGCATAGGAAGCGGACAAGGCATACGAAGCGGACTCTACTGTCTCCACGTAAGATGCACTTTCCGCATACGATGCGGACAAGGCATACGAAGCGGACTCTACGGACTCGGCATATGATGCGCTTTCCGCATAGGAAGCGGACAAGGCATACGAAGCGGATTCAACGGACTCCGCATATGATGCACTTTCCGCATACGATGCGGTCAAAGCATAAGAGGAAGAAATTGTATTATTAGAAGATGCTTCCCAAAAAGAAGAAGTTGATATAATTACTAAATTTCCATATGAATCGGTAACAACAACACCATTTTGTTGAGTACGAAGAGCATATTCTTCAAAAGTTTTATTTGCTGTTGCTCGTTCTAAAAAAATATCTTTTACATTATAATTCATATTGTCTTATTGGGTCGTAGATAATACAAGTTTTGAAAATCCTTCGGGCGGATATCCTTCGGGAGACGGCTTTTCCAAGCAACTTGTTGTATTTGATTTAAGTGATGCTAATGCCACTCGCTTCCATTGTCCGCCTGTAAAGAGATAGAAATAATTAGTATCAAACATTACATCTCCCGGATGACCATTTGCACCCGAACCAAATTCGGACAAAGCAACTTTTCTCCACATTCCTTTACTATAAATATAGAAAAAATTATTATTAAATTCGATAGAGCCTGGGGTTCCAAATAGAGGCATACCGTCTTCACATGAGTTTGTGAATTCTGAAATAGCTACCCATTTCCATTGGTGGTCAATATGAACATATAAATATTTATCGTCATAAGATATATCTCCGTCTTGACCGCCTGCGTTTTGAGAAGTAGGAACGGGAACAATTCGCAAAAACAAAGGAGAATTATCTACTTTAATTCCTACGTGGGGGCCGGCCTCAAGGAAACTATTATCTTTAATTGTTGTATCTACTGTTATACCGGGTTCGGGAATAACAGTATCATATCTTAAATTGGGATATTTTGGACTTCTCCATTTTTCTTGATAATTTAATTGTTGTGATAATTCAAAATCTGATTTAACGACTTCTATACCCATAATAAATTTTTTCTTAGTCATTCGTTTTTGGGTAGTCATTTTATGACGTTCTAAATGAGTTACTGTATCGGGCAAGATATATCCATGAGTACGTAAATCAAATTCGGTTTTTACAGAACGTTCGTCGCCAGATTGAATTTCAATATTATGAGTATAATTTCCTTCAATATTTACACGAAATCGAAATCCTTTTTTACTGCCCCAGTAATCTTGAGTATTATAAAGAATGGTTTGTATTACTTCGTTCATTTGTTCAACTAAAGCAGTCCATACAATACAATGGTAAGTAAGAATCATATGTTTAGGAACAAGGACATTAAAAATTTCATTAACGGGTGCATTTTGTCCCGTCAGCGCACTAAATTTAGTATATTTATTTTTTTCAGAATATAATTTTATAGATGGGGTATCAAGATATCGGTTAAAAAACATTAGAGATTGGTCATTTTCTGAATTAGACCTTTTAATAATCATGGCGGGTTGCATGATTTTACCTTGTTTATCTCTGATATATCCATCTCTTTGAGCCGAGACCCATCGCTCCGGTGGTCCAAAGAAAATGGGAACATTAACTCGTTTTCCTATATCTGTAATTTGAATTTGGAGTCGTTGGAGATGAGTAAGAATAGTTTCATCTATATCATAAAAAGTGATAGTGAAATCTTTTTGATTATCTTTATCACGCCGTACTTGTTCAGCTCGGTTATTACTAACGAAAGCAGTGGGGTCATTGTCAGTGATAAATTTTTCACTTCGTTCAATAGTTTCTTTAACCGCATTTGGAGCGGGATTTTTTATATTGCCTTGCCAGCGACCCATAGATTATGACTGCCTTTCTACCAAATCAATTTTGCTAAGACTGGTATAATGAGTATTTACAATTATACTAAAGGATTTATCTGGAATTCCTCCTAAAAATTGTTCTTGAACTATATCATCTACTTCATGATAACGGTCATTAAAATGTACTAAATCTCCTGTTTGAGGATAAAAATTAAGAGCTTGTAAATCTTTTTCCATGAATTTAAAAACTACATTTTGTTTACGGTCGGGTCCAAAATCATCGGCATCAGTAGAAATATCGGCCCGGTCAACCAAACAAACTAATTGTACGGGTGGGTAATATTGTTTACCTGATTTGGCACTGCTTTCACCATAGATATTTATTTTTGTAGCATCCGCACACATTTTAAAACAAAGTACTTCTGTTTGAATAACATCGCCTAATAATTCATCATTAATACCATTGATGAATGAAATGTCTCTTTCTGAAAAATATCTTCCGGGTAAATTCATATTTATATACCAATAATTATTGCACAAAACATCCAAAGGCCCACATAAATAAGTAAAGGAACTCCCTTTAATGTATTTTGAATTTGTTCAGACATTGCTGCTTGTTTTTCTATTTGGCTGAACCTTCCCGCTGCCTCGAGTTGTTCTTTCAAAATATCTAACAGACGTTCCTTGGTTTGTTGTGCTTCCGAGCGAAGTTCGGCTCCATCAAGAGTCACTTCACCTCCGGGAATTGGAATAACTTGATGCTTTTGTCGAATAGCTCCAAGAATTTCTTTACAATTAGCAAGGAAATAATCTCGAATCCATTGTTTTCCAGCGTCATTAATGGTTGAATAAGGATGATTTACATATGGTATATTTGCAAAATCTGATGAAACTTGTCCCGCAGACCCGGCTGGAGAAAGAGCAGATGCTTCATATCTTTCTCGTTCATTAATATATTCAATCCATAATTTAAAGCTAGTAGTTGGAATTGGCATAATTCGAAGCCGATTATTTACCATTTCAAATGAAAAAGCTGATTTACGAACCAAATCATTAAATTGTATGGCTTGTCCTCGCAGTAAATCTTCAAAAATTGGTGTCATTAAAAATTGAACGGCCGGAGAATACGCACCAAATCCTAGCTCTTGTAAAACGTTAGAATAGCTCATACCCGTCATAGAAAACGGGTCATAGATACGAGCAAAAGCGGGGGGGCGATAATGAAATACTCTTTTAACTTCAATACGGTCACAATTTTCAAAAACATCTCCTATAAGAGCCTGTAAATCGTAATCTTGTTGCATCGGATTAATTTGAATACTTACCTTTTTCCAATCAATTTTTCCGCCCGTTCCTGCTTCAGACCCATAATCTTTAGCAATATTTATAATTTGTGTAAGGCCAGACCCTTGTACAACCCTCCCCGTAATACTTGTATTTCGATTAAGCCCCTGTAAAGCCAACATATTATTAATCATATTGTACTCATTAACTTTGGCATTATAAACGTTACAGGCTTCTTCAAAAGCAGCATAAAACTGTATATCTATCATTTCAATAGCAACGGTAGGATACCCGAGCCGGCGAGCAGCCCAAATCATAGAATTATAACAATCTTTTTGAAATTGGGGGTCGTTGTCATACATACCAAAGGCAGTATTTCCTGCGACGGCTGACCCGCTACCAGGAAAACGAATTAGAGCTTGATTACTTATGGCCATAAAATTATTATCTATAAAATTCTCTTTCTTATAAATATAAAGACATGTAATTAAGAGAAAACATTTTGATATTACTATAATAACTTATTTGTGATAATAAATAAAACATCTTCTTTAAAATGAAATATTTAGCAATTTATTTTTCTATTTATATTATATCTATTAACCTATATGAAATTTTTACCATATAAATTATATCTTAATGAAGATGAAGATGAAGATGAATATAACGATTTAGATTCCTCCAGTATTAATAAAAAATATTGGGACGATGGGCGGGGAGCAGTAGGAGGCATTTTTATTGCCGAAGACACGGGTCGTATTTTGTTGGCCCATCGTAGTAGCGAAGTTGATTTTGAACCTCTTACATGGGGAACTTGGGGAGGAAAAATAGATAAAAATGAATCGCCCGAAAATGCTCTTATAAGAGAAATTAAAGAAGAAACTAAATATAATGGAAATTATAAAATAGTTTATCTTTGGACTTTTACTGATAAAAAATATAACTTTAAATGTCATAATTATCTTATACTTGTCCCATTTCAATTTTATCCTCGACTTAATTGGGAAAATGATAATTTTAAATGGGTAGAATGGGGAAAATGGCCTTATCCAATGCATTTTGGACTAGAAGAGCTCATTAAAAATGCTGGACAATCACTTATAAAAATTATAGAGTTGATTAAACAAAAACAATCCAATATGCACGAATCTATAGATATGCCACCAGCTATAGTGCAAGTTGTATCAACTACTTCACCTAAAACTTATAATATTACAAATGAATATATTTTAGCTGCAACTTTATGGAAGGAAGCTCGAGGTGAAGGCGAACGGGGAATGCAAGCTGTAATGAATGTTATTATGAATAGAGCTAAAGGAGATTTTAAAAAAGCCAAAGATATTGCATTAGCTTCTAAACAATTTTCGGCTTGGAATAATATATCTAATCCAGAACAAGTAGCTTTAACATTTGCTAAACAAGTTAAAAATGATGAACAGTGGAAACAAGCTATTAAAATTGTATATCAAGCATCTAAAGGTAACCTTCCTGATATTACAAAAGGAGCCATATGTTATTTT